GAAGAACACCGATTGAGGATGCTCCAGTTGCCGCAATTTGAGCGGCGTTATCCCCGCTGACCGCAACGAGGCTGTTTGCTGTTACGGCTGATGCGAAGCTGAAGCTTCGAAAGCCATTGTCATTTTGTGTTGCCATAAATTAAAATTAGAAATTAAGTTCGTTATTATCGCGTGCGGCGATATATTCGTTTGGGTGATTTGCGATAGCAAACTTGGTTGCTGCCGTGCGACTACCGAGTTCCTTGGTTTTTTCAAGGATTAATGCTTTGAGAGAAAACTCAGATTTTTGCTTTTCCTCAACGGCAACTGAAGCCTTTACAGGCATCGCGCCAAAGTTAGAAATGATGCGATCGAGTTTTGCTTCCAGTTTTTCTGACACTCCCATTACATCAACTACCTCGTCCTTCATTGGAGCGGCAGGAATCATGGATTCCATTTGAGTTTTGTAGGAAAGCATCATTTCCTCCAAAGCGTCCATACGCTTAGAAAGTTCAACGATTGTTACGCCCTCTTCAACATCGGGCTTTTCTGGTGTTTCGATAGTTTCAGCCATTTGTTTGGGAAAAGTGTCAACTTGCTTTGCTGTGAATGAAAACAATCCAGTTGCGTTTGCTGCTGGAGTTTGAACTAAATCTGCGCTATAAAGTTCAGCGCAACTTGCAAAATATATCCCATTTGATTCGCGGGGTGGCCCACTAAAAGAAATCGAAATCCCAAATGTGTCTGGAAGCTTTGTGGAAATCTCCAAAACATATTCTTTCATGTGCGAAGATTCCAAGAGGTTCAGATCGGCAAGCAATTTATCCCCTACAATTCGGAAGTTGGTGCAATATCCAACGATGTCTTTGATCCCTGCCCCGTGATCCAGATTGACCTTTACGCCACCACGATAAGATTCGGCGCAAGCTTTTACCTCAAGTAATGTTTGTTTATCAACAAACACATCGTGTCCCTTTGCCTCCCCTATCGAAATTACGGATACGCCTTCAATTACATTCATGCTACGGCACGAATGTCAAAATCAGTTTTCTTCGCGCATTCTATTGGCTTTTGATGCAGCCCATATCTGTCCTGCATCACCGCCCCACAATGCCCAAGCAATGCGTCCAGCCGATGGGAATCCATCCTCATTTGGAGTAAATCCCTTGCCTTTTTTATCGACTTCGTGACGTGAAAAAAAGGAATGCATTCGCTTGACGGTTTCGTCGGACAAATTCTTTCCGTTCGAAATGTCGCGAGCGCGTGCAACTCCGACCGCTGTTCCACCTCGGTTGTATTCTTCGCGCCACTTTAAGCCCTTTAGTGCCTCCTCGATCATGCCTTTGCTTGGTTTGTTCTCGTCTGCAAGATCGGTTTGCTTTGGTTGATCTTGTGGTGGCTCAGGTTGCGGCTCTTCTTGCGCGATAGGCGCGGCGATAGCTGCGGCAATCGGCGCAACGGCATGAATGGGACTGAGAGAATCTGAAATGTATTCGGATGGAATATCCATTTCTGTGCCGAGAGCGACGATCATTGCAGCTTCCTTCGCCCTTGCGCGAAGTGCCTCTTCGTAGTCCTCACCCATGTCGGAATAAATTTGCCCTGCTGTTTTTAATCCAGCTTTCCAAAGTGCAATATCGGCATTGGCTTCACGTCCGTAATCAATGGATACTTTAGCTGGCCAGCACCACCGACCATCAAGCAGATATTCTGAATCTGGAATAAGTCCGCGCGCCGAAGCGTCAAGCAAGATAATATTTTTTATCCTATTTAGAAATTGCCCCTCAAGCAACCCCCTCCAACGGAGAAATGTTCTTTCCGCCATTGCTGATTCCATTCGAGCCATTGGGCCAGATTTATCAGCATCAAATGCGAATCCATAGGGCAATCCAACCGCCATGCAAATATGGGCTTGAATTAATCGAATAAATTCACCAAACGCTCCTGTCGGGCGATCCGATTTAAACATTTCCATCTTTTCACCAGCACTTAGATAATTTACAGAGCCTGGGTCAAGTGATTGAAGCCTAGCAACTTGGCCTTGATCGTTTGAAGTTCCTCTTGAAAAATAATCATTGCCATCAGCCGCTCCGCTTTCGGTGGTAATAATTCCGCTTTGATATGCCGCATACTTGATTGCTTGGACTTCTGCTTTTATTGCCTCCTGCAAATCACGGGTAGCATTTAAAGCGGTAGCAAAGGCCGATCTTCCACGATATTCGTCTAATCTTGCCGCATCAAATAAATGAATAAATTCTTTTGCAGGAATATCAACAGGAGAAACATACTGATTGTTAATTGTACGAGTAAAGATCGCGTATGAAACGGGTCGCCCATATTCATCAATATTTATTCCTCCAATATATTTATCCGTGTCCGTTCGATCATAAGGCGAGCCGATGCGATCAGCCTCCACACTTTGTAATTTTAAATCTTGTCCGTCTCTGACAATAATAAAACCGCAATCTCCGTCCCTCAAAATTGCGGTTACGGCAAGCTGAAGTAACGTGGTAAAATTATGACGCCCTAAAAAATCGCAGTTTTCGCACCACCTTTGCCAATATCTTTCGATTTGTGTATCGATATTATGATCTCCAGTTCTTGCTTGATAAGCAATCCGCCCAGAAACATACGTTGCAAATTTTAAAAGGATCGAACGAACAGGAGGAAAATTATCAGCTAAGTCCCTAGCCGCACGAATAAGCGTGAATCTTTCTCTAGTCCCGCTTGTGTCTTCTCCTCCACTTACACCCCTGCTTATACCTCGTTTTTCACTTGCTAATGCAGAATCGAATCGCCCGAAATTTATCAATTTGGCTTGATTCACCATTCGGTCTAGCGCAATTTTCGGTGAAACAAACGAGAGGGCTTTTGTAAAAATATCCATATTTAGGGTCTTTGCGTTGGGAATGTCGGAGTATACCTTGTTACCCGATTTCCTCCAGCATTGTCAATAGCCGCCTGTAATTCTTTTATCGTTTGAGCCACCTCGGCCAAATTTGCTCTTGTGAAACTTCTTCCAGCAATACTATAAGATGCTCCAGCTAACGCAATCGCCTTTAAGCATGCGGTAAAATCGGTTTGCAATTCCTGCAATATCGCAAGAGGCAATCCGAAATATGTTTTATTCATCGCCATTTAAATAGCGAGGTATGTCAATTTTCCCCTATCGGTAAAACTCCCGCTAGCATAGCTGCGGCAATGGCAATACATTCGCAATCCCAAAGGTGATTTGGTCTTCCTCCAATTCGCACCCACCTTTGCTCGACCTGTTTTGTTTTCCCGTGAATCACATCTTTTTTCATTTCTGATAACATTTGTTTTCTGTAATCATCGGAAACATCCCTAGAGACCTCCCATTTGGGAACGGCATCTTGTTGTCGAAGCGAAGCAAGTTTGTCCTTAATCCCTTCATTTGAATAAAAGAAATAGGCGCATTTTAACCCGTGTGATCCAGCTTGCGCTCCTTCAATTTTTGAGACAAAGCGGATATAGCGTTTACCATTTTCCATGTGGTAAAATTTATCCTGTCCCGATCCGTGCGATGCTGTCCATCCACGCCTAGCGCATTGCTCATAAACTAATGGCGTATCATAACCCGCATCGACAACTGCACATCGCGGAATAATATTAAATTGTTGCTGAATTGCATCAAGCGATTCCCACGTTAGCGGTCTTGATTCGTGAAGCAACATAGAAGAACCATCCACTCGGAAGGCTCTAACAATACACCAAAAATGGTCACGTTGTTTATCTACTGCCATAAAACGGCGATGTTCGCCATCAATTTTTTGTCCTTCAAGATATTCAGATTTTGAATAATCTGCTGTGCTTATTTCTGGTAGATTGCTCACAATTTCATCCTGCCAAGTTTGAGCTTTTCTTTTTTGGATAAATTGTTTAAGCGGTTCCAGATTGCCACTGCTTTTAGCTTCATTAGCTTCAATCCACTCTTTCACAATATTAAACCACGGAATCCACCAAACGGCGTAGGCGGGATATTCAAAACTCCTGTGTCCTCGGACAGGATGCGGATTCATTGCCCTATAACTTGACATACTTGAAAGGTTTCGTCGTGTTACTGAAGTGTCGTAATACTTTGCATTACAATGCTCGCATTTCATTTTTATGGAGTCTTGCACTTTATCCCACAAAACATTGTTTTTCTCGTCACGTTCAACATCGTATTCAATGTGATCGAATAAATATCTTTGCCAGTTCCCGCAATGGGAACAAGTCCACCCCCAAACTTCTCTTGTCCCACTTTCCCATTCGGCATCTGCTTCATGGGTGGAGTCCCACCCTTGGCTCATCAGTATTGTTTTCCGATTCCAACGATCATGATGACGGGCTTTTAATTCTTTTATCATTCCACTTTTCCATCTCCATACTTCGTCTCCAATGCAATAACGCATGCTTTTTTCTTGCAAGTTTGTCATGTTTGCTCCCCCTGCAAACATGACCATGTGTGGAAATAAAATCGTGGTTTTCCGCAGGGCGTGACGATCTTCTGGAAACAAATCTTTTACGGGTTCACATTCATGGAAAATTGGTAGCAACCTAGATTCCGTCCAATCTTTAACCATGTCATCAGTCTGTCCCACAAACAACGTAGGACCAGGCTTTTGCGCAATAATAAAACACGCTAATGTTTCCATCATTGTAGTTTTTCCTCCTCCCGTTGGCGCGCGAAGAAATATTTGCGTTGCTTCGTCATCGCTTGCCGCCAAAAGTGGATCATTTAGCCACGGCGCGCTAGACGGATCAAATTTAGACGCTCGATCAGAATTTGGAAAACAAACGTGGTCGGTTGCCCATTCCAAAATCGTTCCATCAAAAGCTAATTTTATACCGCTATTTGCTCCTTCGGAAAGCGGGTTCATTTCAAATCATTCCTTGCATCCCAAATAAAAAAGGCGGTTATGCACACAGCAAAAAAAATAATCCAAATCATATTTTTTCAAGCTCCGCTTTAATTTCGCCAAGTATTGCTTGGATTCTTTCGTGGAGTTTTTTCTTTAAGTTGGCTTCATCTAATCCTGCTAAAGCTCCCGAAGCATCATTTACTAAGGCGGAAAGTTTTGCGGTAAAAATTGAACCAATTCTAATTCCATCTTCCTTAACTTTGATGTTTTTGCTATATTCGCCGCGATCTACTGCTAAAGCAAATTCTATCCTTTCACATTCAAGCAATGTTTTTCGCAACCTTGCATCGTTTAGCCCCGTTGGAGCGTCATTGCCTCTACCGTTATTTTTTAAAAATTCTTTTCTCCACGCTTCTGCATTCTCCAAAGAATCCATAGGCATTCCCGCCTTAACCATTTTGTGAACATTAGGTTGAGTCATCCCCCATGCTTTGGCAACTTCTTGCTGTGTTAGCTTTTTACTTTTACCTTCTTTTTCTTCGGCAAATTCTGCGGCAATTTTGGATTCTCTTGCTGTTAATGTTTTCCCGTCTCGCAACTTTGCAAGAATATTTTTAAATTCGGTTTCACGGATTTTTTGCTTGAGATCACTTGAGTCCTGTTTTTTCAAAATTCTTAAATTAAGTGGTCAAACAATCCTGCTTGAAATGGAATTAATGCGGCTTGCTCATCCTTAAAAAAATCTGCTTTTGTTTTTCCCATTAATTTCCCTTTTTTTGTATGAACATCGAACGCATATTCTGGGATTTCTTCCCGATTGGGATTTGAAAGAGATTCTGTGAGTTCATCAGCGACAATATCAATATTCCCATCATAAACAAAGTTTTGAAGGTGGTCTGGATCACGGCTTTTTTTGGCAACACATAATAAGATTACTGCTTTTGAAATATAGATTCTCCCTTTTTCTTTGTCCTTGGAAACACCTTTGTTAATAAAGGCAAAGGATGTATGCAACGCACTTATCTCTTGAGTAATTATTCCCCAACAATCTTCTGCTGATATGGTCAGCAATCGTTTCCAACAATAGTTTGAATATCCAGAGTGGAATAATTCCAATGCCCAATATCCAGCTAATTTTGCGTTTCCTCTTCTGACTTCTTTCTGAAGGGCTGAAGCAACTTCGTAGAAATCATATCCGCGTTTGGTTTTTAATTCGTAGCTCATATTTATAATTTACTCTAAGCCAATAAGATATCACTTGAAAAAAAGTTGTCAATTTTATTTTGAAAAATTATCTCCTTATTTTTAGCACTAACCTTACAGCTTGAAGTTCTTTTTTTTCTACAAGGTATTTTCCCCAGCGGTGTTTTAGTTTTTCAATTTCAGCTTGATGCCGGCTCATGGTTCTAAGCGTGTTGTTTCCTCCATTCCCAACAAATCTTTTATGAACAAAACAATATCTTCCATCAACCCAAGTGATCCTGTCTTTCAACAATGATTTTAAGCAAGCATCGATGTCGGCTCTTAGCAACAATTCCTTATCCCATTTTGTGTTTTTCCCATGAACTCCAACAACTCCACCTACCCAAGTATCAAATGCAATAGGAGCAAACGGCATGTATGCAAGAGGTCTTGCGGCTTGCGAGTAACCAAAAATTTTTGCTCCAGCTTCTTTAGACGCAATACAAGTCCGCTCAAGAATTGCCATTACTTGCAATGGGTTTTCTATTCTAATTTTTAGATAATGAGTTTGATCGTAAACACAATCAATATCGTCATCCAGCATGATTACAGTTTCGTCAGCAACATTTTCAATAATCCAGTTCCTTAAAGGCCCAATGCCAACAACATTGTCTGGATGAACAAGCAATTTTGTTTTTGGAATGACTTTTGAGTATTCAGCAAATTCTGATTCTTCGACGCAAACGATAGCGTCTGGAATTAGCTTTAATGATTTACTACAAACGCTATTGCTTCTGCCTTTACTTGGTATTACGAATTTCATCTAGAACGGTAAAAAGATTGTTGCCTTTAATGACTCGACCAAGGCCCACTTTCTTGCATTTTGGGCTATACACAACTTCGCATTTTTGAATTTTAAATACTTCGCAAGCGTTACTAAATTCTTGATCGTTATCAAAAATTAGCATAATGTAGTCGTGCTTTTCAAATGGTTGCAATTCCATTTTTGCGATTGTGTCAAGCTTTTGATTCTCGTCATCAATGTCAGCGGAAAGTATTTTTTCAATCTCAGAGTCACTAAATCCAGCACAATCAAGCAAGTTGATTTCATCGACAAGACTTTCGATCTCCTTTTTCAAAAGCTTTTTGTCCCATTCACCCCCAACTTCCGCAATTCTGTTGTCAGCTAAAATAAAAGCCTTCTTTTGCTTTTCCGTTAAATGACTAAG